TGATGAGTCAATGCAAGCATTGCTCAAGACGAATATGCGCCCATGGGTTGGCCGACAGAATAGGATACAATTCTCTTTTTGTAGTGAAAGGGAATTGCGAGAATTTTGGATCAAGCATTACCATCAATACCGATAATGTTGAGAATATCCCTTTGTATATCTATTGGCAGCCTATCTGTGGCTGCTGATAAATCATAACAAAAGGATTTCTCTTCTTCGCACGAGGTGCGAAGCATTAGGTGCTTTAAAGGTTTAGTCTGATCAAAAGTCCCATCTTCCTCTAAGGAAGACAGATATTTGAAGAGCGCATCGTGCAATGGTTTCAGCGACAGCTGCGTTCAATAGTTGGTAATACCAACTATGCGCGCTTTTCCTGCTACTTTGTACACTACTCCAATCTTTCCTAAATATAAACTACCACCTACTAATAGTTTAGAAATAAGATAAAACGGACCTCCAAGTAAGAGGATAATAAATATTCAAAAGATATATATAAAACCTCAACACTTAGAGAGTCAAACAATATGATTTCAAAGATGAGAAGGATAAGAGAAAAATGCAAAAGCATCTAACTCAGCCCCTCATATTGAGATCTTATTGTTTGGACCTGTGCTCTGATTAAATATCAGTTTAGGACTTTTTAATTTCAGCTTTGTTAATTTCATACTGCGAAGAGCGCCACCTAGTTCATCTAGAGCTAGTGAACGGGATTTCCCGTCAAAAGGCGATTCTACAGAAGTGAAATCAACAGAGGGCTTAAATTTGAAAAGCCGGTACACTGATAGTAAGGTAAGAATACCAACAGTCTCCTGTCTTATTCGGCTAACTGATGACAACGCAGAAAAATTCTGACGTAAATCAACCAAGTGTAGTCGAATATTCAAGGGTATGATGGTCGGAAGGCCTTGCCTGTCGATCTTTATGTTTAACTTACCGGATTGGTGACCCTCTATAGGATCACCAGAAAGGTAGCGGATAGTAGCATGAGTAGTTGCTTTTAAATACTGAAAAGCAAAAACTCATCCACTATTCGTGATAAGATTAAGCATACGATCAACGAGCATGTGATACTCTTTGATGTGCAAGTTCG